TCCACGCCGACGCTCTCCAGGCATGGGGGAAGTGGGTTCCAGTGTGCTGGCCCCATGACGGGCTGAACCGCGAGAAGGGCTCGGGCGATGAACTCCACAATATATACCGCTCGAAGGGGATGAACCTACTCCCGTGGAAAGCGACGAATCCACCATCCATCGGTCAGATCGAAGGCGAGGGCGGGAACTCCGTAGAAGCATCGGTTCTCGGTGTCCTCGACGACATGTACGCCAAGCGCTTCCGTGTATTCCGCACCTGCACCACGTTCTTCAAGGAAAAGCGCATGTACCACCGCGACCTCAAGGGCAAGATCGTCCGCATGCACGAGGACTTGCTCTGCGCGGTGCGCTACGCCCACATGATGAAGCGCCACTTCCGCACAGAGAGCGTGCGGCCTGCGCGCCAGACCGTCCGTGAAGGACTACGCCAATGGTAGCGAAGACGATGGAGTCCGAAGCGAAGCTCGGGATCGTTGCCCCGGCGCGCAGCGCTGACGCGGAATCCGACGACGACGTCAAGGCCACGGCCAAGGAACGCCGCATCACGAAGAAGGACTGGGCCAAGGTCGAGTCATTCCTCAAGGAAGAGTTGCTCGACCGAAAGACCTCCGACTTTCGTAAGATGGCCGAGCGGAAGTGGAAGGAGGTTGATCGCCAGATCGAGATGGAGCCGCTCATCAAGGTCTCCCGCGACGGCGCCGAGCCCGACATGGGCTGGCACAACGTCATCGAGCTGGGAGAACTCTCCAAGGCGTCGGAGAACATCGCGGCCGACATCCGGCGCATCGTCTTCCCGCAATCCCGATTCTGGAACGAGCCGCACGCCGACATCGACGACTCGCTACCCCTGAACCCGATGGGACAGAAGGACAAGAACCCGAAACTCCAGGAGTCGGTCAACGGCCGCGTGCGCGCCTTCATGTCCCAGCAGCACGAGGACTTCGGCCTGAAGGACCGGGTCGAACTCTCGATCAAGGAGGCGCTGCACCACGGCTCCTTCGTCGTCGAGGCGGACTGGTCGGAGCAGGAGTTGATCTTCGGAGGCACGAAGACGAAGACCATGGGCTCGCCCGTGTGGATACCCCACTCCATGTGGAACTGCTACCCCGACCCGTCCTCCTCCGTCATCGGAACGAATATGTTCTACGAGGGCTCGATGTTCGTCGAGTCCTACATGCCTCGCCACAAGACCGAGCGGCTCGTTAAGAACTCAAAAGATGACGGCTGGATGCCTTCTCAGTGGAAGAAGGTCTCGAAGGACACCCACGTCGTCAAGGACCAGAAGACCAAGGACGTGAAGCTCACTACCTTCGTCGGCGACATCAACATCGAGCGCGCGGACGGGGACCTCTACTTCCCGAACCACAAAGCGATCCTTGCGAACGGGACCATCGTCTACATGGCGCCGTCCAAGCTCCCGCACTCGCCCTACATCTACAAGGGGTACGAGCGCTTCGACGTGCGCGACCCGTACTACCTCTCGCCGATCATCAAGCAATCGCCGATGCAGAAAATGGCGACGATGCTCGGGAACAAGATCATGGACGGGGTCGAGCTCCAGATCGAACCCCCGATCGTCTACGACGGCAACGACCCGGACTTCGTCGTGAACGGCGGCCCCATCGTTGCCCCGGGCTCCAAGACCTCTACGAAGGGATCGAACGCATTCTCCCAGGTCCAGATCGGGGATCTCCGCACCGCGCTGGAGATGTTCCAACTCTGCCTGAACGACATGAAGGAGAAGCTCGGACGACCCGGCAAGCCCGTCGGCGATCGCGCCACCGCGCGCGAAGTCCAGAAGTCCGAGCAGGACCAGGAGGCATCGCTGATCGGATTCATCGACAAACTCGAAATAGCGCTTCGCTCCTTCCTCTACATGCAGCACAAGCTCAACCTCGACAACCTCGAGGATTACTCCTTCTACTCCCCCGAGATGGACGACCCGGACTTCCTGCGGATCAAGCGCGCGGACTTGCCGAAGGAGATCCACTTCTCCGTCGTCGGCGGGCGCGGAGTACTGGGCGAGCAGGAGCGTTCCCAGAAGATGTCCATCGCCGCGGCCTTCCTGCTAGGCAACGAACACACCGCACCTATGCAGGACGGCGTCGCGATCTCGAAGCAGATGTACCAGGACGCCGGGGTGAAGAACCCGGAGAGCCTGCTCGTCGTGCAGGGCCAGGAATCCCCCGAGCAACTCAAGGCCCAGCTCGGACAGGCGAAACAGATCATCCAGAAACTCGGACAGGCGTACCAGAAGGAGAAGGAGAAGTCCGAGGTCAAGATGGCGAAGATCCACGCCGATTCCAGCGCCAAGCACGAGAAGCTCGTCACGGACCACAACGACCGCGTGCAGGAACTCCGAGCCACGATCTCACTGGAACTCGCGAAGCTCGGCGAGGCGAGCAAGCAATCCATCCGCGAGCTCAAGGCGGACTTGCTGCGTGACCTAATGGGCCACATGGTCGAGTCCTCGCACAAGAACGCGGATCGTCAGACTCAGGTCATCGTGGATTCGAGCGGGAAGGCTGGCTCCGACATCAGCGAGCACATGAAGGCGCTCACCGACAGCCACGCCGAACTCATCAAGGCGGTGAAGAAGCCCCGCAAGCTCCGTCACACGAAGGGCAAGGACGGCTCGTACACCACAGAGGCATTGGACTAACTTCAGGAGAACACGATGGCAGCCGGCGACGTTCACGTATCAGCGAAGTTCGTGTCGAACATGACCATTACGGGCCTCGCGTCCCTGTGGGCATCGGACACGGTCAAGATGGGGATCATCACCAACGCGCAGACCCCGGGGATCAACGACTCCGACCCCCGCTGGGGCGCGGGAGGAACGCAGAACTACTCAACCGCCGAGGTAACTCCTGGCGGGAACTACAGCGCGGGCGGGATCACTGTGACTTCCCCAGCGTCCTCTCTCTCCGGTGCCGTGACCTCGCTCACCGCCACGAGTCCGATCTCCCTCGCGGCCAACGCATCGAATCCGACCGGCGCGTTCTGGGGAATCTTCTACGACTCGACGGATGCGGGGAAACACGTCTTCGGCTTCATTGACCTTGGTGGTTCGCTCTCGCTCGTGAACGGGCTCCAGATCAACATCAACGGAGTGTCGAGCGGAACGCAAACTCTGATGACGGGAACTGCGACGTAAATGGCATACCGCGGTAACTCAGAGGAGTGGATGAAGGTCCCGCGCGGCGGAGTCGGCGCCGTCGCACAGAATTCGTATACCACTTCCTTTCCTGTCACAGAAAACCCAATCCTAGAAGGCGGTCTATGGACGCGCGGCGGTTCAGAAGGCGTGTCGTGGACAGATCCGCAGACTGGCGCCAACTCAAGTTCTAGCGGGCAGATTGCGTTCGGCACTCAACTTCCGTCATCCGGCTTTACCGATTCGATCGCGCATTTGAAAAACTTTCTGCCGAATCACTATGCAGAAGGCGTGATGTTCAACGCAGCTACGGATCAGATCGAGGTTGAACTTCTGCTACGGTTTCTCATTACGAATGGCAACGCACGCGGATACGAACTCGACTACGTATTCTCAGGCACCAACACTTGCGATTTGCATTTGGTACGGTGGGAAGGCCCGCTTGGCGAGTTCACTGAACTGAACGGGGGCGTTGCTGTTGCAACTGGAGTGGACATAAGTACCGGCACTACCCACCGCGGTACTATTTCAGGTAACGTGATTACCGCTACCCGTAATGGAGTAACAGTGTTCACGTATGACCTTCTCGCAAATTTCGTTGCTGATGCGGGGACGTTCAGCGGCTCCAAGATTTGGCAGGATGGAAACCCTGGCATGGGTTTTTGGGACGGTAGTTTGGCGAATGGCAGTCATCGAAATCAAATGGGTTTCTCGACGTTCTCGGCGGCGCAGGTATGACGATCCTTGCCACCGACGACTTCAACCGCGCCGACGCCGGAACACTCGGGGCCAACTGGACTGACATCGCCGGAGAGACCGGCTGGTCGATAGTCTCGAACGAGGCCAAGGTCACATCTGCTGGAAGCGTAACCATGGCATCGCGCTGGACCGCTGTTTCGTTTCCCAACAACCAGTGGGCTCAGGTTGCGGTGGGGTCTACTCTGGAGACGACGAGCGACCAAGGAGTCGGTCCTATGGTGCGCGCTCAGTCTGGAGGAGACCGAATCCTCATGCAGGGAAATTCCGTGCAGACAAGAGTCTACAAAAAGGTTAGCGGTACGTTCACCCAGCTTGGAACAGATGGACCTGCGGTGACCAATGGAGATGTTCTCTATCTGGAGATTCAGGGAACTACGGTTGTAGCCAAGCTGAATGGCACCAGCGTATGCGGAAGTCCCATAGCACTAGGCACCGGACCTTCAACTGGAAGTGCTGGTCTATGGGCCGCGCCAGTAAGCGTACTGGACACAGGCAACAACTGGAGTGGTGGTGATTTCAATATCGGTCTTCCGAACAAGGGCGCAATTTTCAGCAAGTTCAAAACTTCCCACCGTCCGCGTCCGTTCGGGCCGGGAAATGCAAGATAGGAGAACGGCATGAGCAGACAATACTGGGCAGAGCAACTCTACTGGGCTACGGCGGACGGGGCGCAGATCGTCTCGACGGCGACGGAGACGATCATCTTCCCAGACGTGACGATCCCCGCGAACTATCTAGCGGACGGTCGGACTCTCACCTTGAAGGCAAAGGGTCGATGGAGCAACGTAGTTACATCGGTCCCGACGCTGACGTTCTTCCTTCGCTGGGGTGGAGTTGGAGGTACGATCCTCGCGCAGTCTCCGGCGATCGTCACACCAGCGGCAGCAACTACCTCGGCCCCATGGTGGCTGGAACTCTCAGTCCAGGTCCGAGCGAACGGTTCCAGTGGTTCGCTCTTCGTCATGGGCGACGTGACCATGACAGACGGTGCGGCCCCGACCTTTGGAACGGTGACGAATTATGGCGTTTCGGCTTCGATGAACTCGACCGGAACCACAGTCCCTGCTGCTGTGACGGTGGATCTCACTGCAGACACCGCGCTCTCCCTGACGGCTAAGTTCAGCGCCTCGAACGCCGCGAACAACCTGACCGGGCACATCTACACAGGGCGTTCCGAGAACTAATGAATGGCTACGCGCTTCTACTTCCACTCCTCCGGCTCTATCGCCACGCCGAACAATCCAGGTTTCGACGCGGGCTGGGAGCAGACCGGGCAGGCTACGCGTTTGCCGATGGATCTCAAGACACAGCAAGGTCCGCAGACTGCTCTGACCAACTCGTCGAATATCACCGTCCCGATCACGACGACGCAGGACATTCTGTGCTACCAGTTCGTCTCGAATCAAGTTTTCCAGCCCGTCAAGCTCGATACCTCGGTCCTCTTCTCGATGGTGATGCGGTTTGTGGAGAACGCGACCTCAACAAACACGACCATTGCTTACAGCCTGCGCGTGTTCGACGTTCTCGGAACCGCGTCTCTCGGCACGCTCCGTTCTTCCTTCACCGGCGGCACGGAGTTCGGCACGACGGCCTCGACAAGAATCATCAGCGCGGGCGCAATCACCGCACTCCAGATCGATCAACTCTGGCGGCTCGTCTTGGATGTAGGAGCGCATGCTGCGGCGCCAACGGTCGCTGGGACCTACAATGCCCGCGCCGGTACGAACGCAGCCTCGGACTTCGCCTTGACGAGCGGCCTCACCACGGACCTCAACCCGTGGGGCGAGCTGAGCACGAATCTCAATGCCCTCCTCGTGCAGAACGCAATGCACGTCCGCGCGCCATCTGGAATCTCGGTGACTGAGAAAACGCGATGAGCTTCAAACAACTCCGATCCGCATACTTCAAGTTCCCGCACGTCGTCCCTGCGGCCGGCGTTACCACGATCAACGCTACCGTCGGCGCGTGGACATGGGCGGGGGTGAAAGCGGGGATGCTGGTCGTCATCGCCGCGGGTATCGGTGCCTATACCTGGGCAGGCAAGTCCTCTCCCCTCTCGACCGAGATCCACGCCACAGTCGGCTCCTATACGTGGGCGGGGAAGACATCCCCCCTTTCCACAGAGATCAAGTCCACCGTAGGGACCTGGACCTGGGCAGGGAACAAGAGCCCGCTATCTACCGAACTGCGATCCACCGTTGGCGCATGGACTTGGGCCGGTAGGGCATCGCCGCTCTCCACCGAGGTACACGCCGGAACCGGCGCATGGACGTGGGCAGGCGTCTCTGCCGTCGTCACGACCCCTGGCGGACCCACGATCATCTCCTCAAGCATCGGGCCGTGGACGTGGGCTGGCCTCGTATCCCCGCTCTCCCGAGAGATCGTTTCGACGATCGGTGCCTATACATGGGCCGGTGTACCCGCGCAGCTTCAAGGCGTCACCATCATCCCCGCCACGATCGGGGCATGGTCCTGGGCTGGTCTTGCCTCTTCTATCCAAGGCCCCCCATCTACCACCGCGTCCACCGGCTCCGGCGGTGGTGGGCGCTACTTCGGCTACTACCCAGAGCGCGCGCGGGAAGTCCGTGCCGAGATCCGCTCCCTTACCAAGGAGAAAAAGCGCATCGAGCGGCGCTTCAAACTCGCTCCAAACAATGTCGATCTGGCTCGCCTCGCGGAGTTGCTGACGCAGCTCCAGCAACGGCTCAACGTCCTGATCGCTGAATACGAGGAACTGATCCATGTACAAGCAAAAGCGCCGCAGGCCCAAGAAGAAGACGAGCTCTTCCTCGTGAACCTATTTTCCAGGTCCTTCTACAATGACTAAGCCCGGTGACAACGCCTGGATGGCCTACGCCAAGTCCCTGTGGGGCGCGCACGAGTACAAGGTCGTGGTCGAGAAGGTACGCTCCCTCTCCCCCGTAGTCCCGGTCTTCGACTACAAGGGCGCATCGAACATCGAAGAGATCAAGTTCAAGCTCGCGCAACGGGATATGCACGCGCTGATCCTTTCCATCCTTATCCCTAAAGGAAACGAAAATGAGTAACGAACAGACGAGTCAGGAAACCGTCGAGAAGACAGAGTCGTCCACTATCACAGAGGACAACATCACCCTCGATGACGTGTACCGCGACGCTGGCCTCGACAAGATCGAGACCCAGCAAACCCAACAACAGCAACACTCACAGCAGCAGACGCAGCAGCAACAGCAGGATCGTGAGCCTTCAAAAATTCCCGATCCATACGATTCGGAAAATTTCAAGGCTTACATGGCTCGGAAAGACTCCGAGACCACCGCTCTCCGTTCCACCCTGGGCAACGTAGCAAACTTCCTGACGACCATGCAGGCGTCGGAAGCCAAAAAAGCCCTGGAGTCCGACATCAAGAGCGCAGTTGAGAGTGTCAACGAAACCGTCGGCCATCCCAAGCCCAAAGTCATCGAGGCTCTCCTCGACGCCGAGGCGCGGGAGAACCCGAAGTTCAAGGCGATCTGGGACAACCGGGCTAAGAACCCCGTTGCCCTCCAGAACGCCCTGAAGATCGTCGCCAAGAAGTTCGGCGATGAACTCTCGGTCAAGGTCGATCCGGCACTCGTGGCGGCTCAACGCGCTAGGAAACTATCGCAGCAACAAATGGCGACGACCTCCGCCGAATCCGAGCAGTCACCCCAGGAAGAGCGGCTCGCCGCAGCCCAGGGTTCGGACTTCGACGCCGAGTGGCAGAAACTTGTCAGCGGCGGGAATTAGTCCCCAGAAAGGAAAGGTAGCCGCAAGTGGCAGCACTCGTAACCACCAATGCAACGACCCTCGTTCAGCCGGTCAACTTCGTGCTGATGAAGGGTCTGTTGCAAGCCGCACGCAAGAAACTCCCGTACTTCAACGGCACGCTCCCCGGAGAACTCATCAAGAACGGGGGCTCCAGCGCCGTGAAGTGGGAGCGCATCAACAACCTCACCGCCGTCACCACGGCGCTGGGGGAGGTCGTGGGAACGTCTTCGTTCCTGTTCGGCCGCTCGCTCGTCACCCCGACTTACTCGTCCGTCACCGCGACCGCCGCGAAATACGGCAATGCCATCCAGGTCACGGAGGAAGTCGATCTCTTCAACGTCAACACCAAGGCCGCGAGGCTGCTCGATACCCTCGGCGCAAACGCCGGGGAGTCACTGAACACCATCGCGAAGGCCGAGTACGACAACGCGACCAACGTCCGCTACTGCAACAACGCCGCGGGTGGCGCAGCGACGGCCTCGACCTCCTTCGTCATCTCCAAGATGGCGACCACCGACCTCCAGAAGGCCGTCAACACGCTGAACGTCGGTGCGGCGATGCCCTTCACCCCGATGGCAACGGGGTCGCGGAACATCGGGACCAACCCGATCCGCGCGGCGTACTACGGCATCTGCCACGTCGATGCGGAGGAAGACGTCCGCACCATGACGGGCTTCACGCCAGTCGAGACCTACGGCGGCTATACCGAGACCATGCCCTTCGAGTTCGGGCATGTGAACGGCATCCGCTGGTGCTCGACGCAAGTCGCGACGATCTCGCTCTCCGCAGGCAAGAAGACCGCCACGGGGTATCGCGGTTCGTCGAACATCCTGAACGACGTCTACACGAGCTATGTCTACGGCCGTGAGTCCGTCGGGACGGTGGGACTGGGGAACATGCACGCCTCCAACTCCTACGAGATGTACAACCCGAAGTACCCGCCTGCGGTCGAAGTCATCTTCAAGCCCGTGGGCTCGGCCGGGGCCGGCGATCCGTACAACGAAATCGCCTCGCTCGCCTGGAAGGCGTGGTTCGTCGCGAAGATCCTGAACCAAGCGTGGATCTTCCGCCTGCGCCACCTCGCAACGAAGCTGTAACGTAACCGGAGGGAGGGGCCGAAAGGCTCCTCCCCTCACTGACATGAACGACGCAACACTGCACCTGAAGAAGAAACCCGCACCGATTGAAGCGGGGGATAGCTTCCTCGTGGCGCCAGCGGTTCGACCCGCCGTGCCGAGTCCAGTCGATAAGGGCGACTCCCAGATCGACGTCGAACTGCGTCTCCACGGAAAGCGATTCTTCTTCCGCTTCGACATACCCGACGCCCAAGGCTGCGTCTCCGCGACCGACATCGACCACCACCGCATGCTCGCTCGCATGATGAGCGCTCTGGACGGTCGGTTCGGGAAACTCCGTCTGAGGGCCGAGCTATGAACCGAATATTCTTCGCAGGGGATAGGTGGGAAATTTCGGTAGACCTGACGCAATGGCTTGTTGGCTTTAATGCAATGATGATTGGGACGCTTAGTGTTAATGTTTTCTTCGGGCCAATACGTGTTGGGTATTGGAATCGCACTACAGCGAAGTACTGGAATAGAGTGTCTCAACCATGAGCATGACCTTCATCGACTGCGTCAACCGCATCCTTCGGATCAACGGAATGATCCGCGGGGACACCGACCCACTCGTGACCTTCAGCGATACCTCGCACAACTCCTCTTCCCAGATCGCCCAGATAGCGGTCCAGCAGGAGATCACGGAACTGGCGTCCCGGGGCAAGTTCCCCTCCCAGCACAAGATCACCTCCACCCTCACGATGGTCTCCGGGCAGCGTAGCTACGCTCTCCCGTCGGACTTCATCCAGCTCTGGGGTGACGTAGCGTTCTTCTACGACTCCGTCGCCCAGTTCACGATCCTGATGTTCCCAGGCGGAGAGAACAAGCTCCGCACCGACATCCTGACTTACCGCACTGACCCGGGCTACCCGCTGTGGTTCTACTTCGAGCTCGCAACGACCCAGCAGGTATCGTTCTACCCCGTTCCTGACGCGCAGCGTAACGGGCTGTCCCTGGCCTTCGACTACTCCGCCTCGGTCAACGTCCTCAACTCGACCGACCTGATCCCGCTCGCCACTACGGACCAGCAGTACGCCTTCACCGACATGGCCGCTCGGCGCTTCAAGTTCCTCTTCGAGGGCAAGGTCGATGTCCCGATCGGAACCGACGAGGTATATCGCGAGGCCCGATCGCGCCTCTTCGCATTGCTCGGCTGGAAGCAACCCTCGACCCGCTACGGCAAGATCTACGTCGGCGGGCAGGAACTAATCCGGTACTGACCCGATGCCCCAAGCAAGCGAGTTCTCCCGCGGAGCCGAAGCCTGGGCGGACAACACGCCCGCGCCGCGCCTGAACTTCATGTTCCCGTGGGGCCTGAACGAGAACCCCACGCCCGACCCGGGGGAGTGCTCGGCCGGCGCGAACTTCGAGCTCGGCCACGCGCAGACCTCGCTCATCCCGAGGGTCCCGTTCGACCTGAAGGGCACCGCTACGAACGCCGGGGCCATCACGGGGTTCCTCCAGCTCATCAAGCGCGACAACACCGAGACCACACTCGTCGCTGCGGGGACGACCTGCTACCAGTGGGATGGAGCCTCCACCTTCACGAGCAAGGGCGCCATCAACGGCCCGGCGTTCCTCCGCGGCGCGTACTGGTCCCTCGGAGAGTATCTCGTCATCAGCGACGTGACGCTGAACAACGTCATGCTGACATGGGACGGGACTTCACTCGCGAACATGGTGACGGGGCTCGGGGCGACACTCTCTGCGAAGTACGCAGTCGTCCATCTGAATCGCGTGTGGCTCTTCAACATCAAGAGCGGCTCGACCCTGCTCCCCCACATGATCCTCGCCTGCAAGTTCGAGGACCCGACGACGTGGGACACATCGACCCGAGGCGGTCCGACCACCGTAGGCGGAGGGAGCTTCAGCACGGGCCTTGAGGCGTTCTTCCTCCTCGTCCCGGACCTGAAGCCGATCAACGGCGTCACGCTCTTCCAGGACCAGCTCATCATCTCCACGGATCGTGGGCGCCTGTGGAACCTCTCCGGTTCCTCCGCCTCGACATTCCAGTTCACCGACTTCTTCGACACCTCGCCAGCGATCGGGACCGAGAGCGTCGCCTCGATCGGGAACGACGTCCTCTACGTCCGCCAAGGCGGAGCCATCGCGCTCCTCTCAGCGACCCAGAACTTCGGCAATGTGTTCCTCTCGAACCTGTCGAACTGGATTCCAATGACCACGGCGAACCTCGCTACTATCAACGCCATCGTCTACGACGTGCTGAATCAGAAGGTGCTGGTCTTCATCCCGAACAAGGTCCTCGTACTCTACAAGGACGTGATGATCCAGGACCGCACCAAGATCGAGGGTGCGCTCTCGCCGTGGTCGGTCTACACGACCCAGGACGCCTCGGGCTTCAACGTCCAGCACGCTATGTACATGTGGCGCCCGGGTACGCAGAACTACTCCGTGTTCTTCGGTGATGCAACGGGTCGGATATTCGACCTATACGGAGTCGGAACGAACGGTGACGCTGGCGCCTCCGGTATCCAGGTCTCGCGCCGCTCACGCCACGTCGGGACCGAAGTCCTGAATCCGTGGCCGTGGGCGCAGGAGAACATCACGGGGCACATCCGCTACCGCCGCCTCTCGGCCATGAGCGCGTCCATCACCCTCGACTGGGACGACGAGTACAACACGATGACGAACACCGTCGCGCTCAAGGGACCGCCTTCCGGCGACATCGCTTCGTACTTCAGCGGTTCGTTCTACTACTCGCAACTCCTGTACTACAGCGCGGGGTTCCTGTTCGCGAACCGCGTCTCCTCCCAGAACCTCGACATGGGCGGCAAGGGGCCGGGCTTCTACCTCACCATCTCCTTCACCACGAACCGGAGCGCGCAAATTGACGCCATCGAACTCGACTAGGGCGAAGAGAGAGCGCTTGTTCCGTCGTGGGACGCGCCCCTTCATCCGTCCGTTCGACTCCGCCACGGACATGTGGCTGATCTGGGCGGCTTACGATCTTGGGTCATTCCCGTACCTCACGCTCGACGGGACCACCGATGACGAGCGCAAGGCGCAGCTCGTCACCAGGATGCGTTCCATTGTGGCCTCGAACTCTTCATGCCTCATCGTCGAGGACGACTGTCCACGCTTCAAGTCCGGCCGCGGCCCCG